CACTCTGCTTTCGCAAAGTGCTTTTAGTTATTTTAATTATTGTAAGAGTTCTGTTTGCGGCGTATTTTCAGCATGAACTACAGATAATACCTCAATAACAGTATGTTTTGTTTTGGTTAAATTTTGGTTTTTATCATATGTAGCAACACTATTTAACCTTACCTTAAGTGAATCACCAGGTACAATTGGTTCTTGCCCCTTCAAATATCTATTTAACCAATTTTCATCCGTTATTTTAGCCTTTATTTCTTCGTGCCCATGCTTAAATATCCAAGAAGTTTCGCCTAAAAAATCTGGTTTTCTAACCTTTAAAATAACAGTTGTTGTATTATCAATATTTTCCCCTTCACAAAGTTCGTCTAGGGATTGCAATGGCAATCTAAAATTTTTATTTAGTGTCAATATCTGACCTTGTGAATTAGACATAGAAACACTATTATTACCCTCAAGTGCTTCAAAAGCTTCTCCCACTTTGTTAAGGCCTCTTAATAATCTTTCTCTAGGAGGAGATGTATAACAACCTAACTGATTTAAACCAGTTTTTTGGGCAATTTCTTTTATACCTGTCTCAATTTCTTCTACAACTTCAACATCTTTTATTTCATCAATATCAGAACATTTTCTTAAAACATAATATTTTGCGTCTACAAGAAAACCGCCAATTACTCTTTTATAATTTAAGTCTGCAATATCATCGTCAGAAATACTTTTCAATCTATTTGACAGCCAAACTTTTACAGATCCTTTTTCAACATCTTCTAAAAGCATTTCTGTTTCAATATTAGTATCAACACAAGTTATGAGTTCGGAATCCATGGCTTTAAATGATTCGATTAATTTTGCTATGCCAATAAATATATTTTCTGGATTTGGTGATTTCTTATCATAATCAACAGTTATAGAAAACCGACCACAATTCTCATCCTTTTCCATTTTTATTCCTCCCCTTTTATCCTTGTATTATAGCATATAAGTATCATTTTATGAACAAACAAAAAGTAAAATTCTATCTTTCCCTAACTAAAAACATAACACCTGATATCATTGAATTCGCACGATAAGCAGCAAATTACCAGCAAGTTAGATAAACCGCATGGTTAAGCCATTTAACAATGACTTGACTGGCATTTTATTTTTACCAGTCAAGTTAAATTTACTTGAAAGAGCTTGAAATAGCTTGCAACTTAAAATACTACTGCTTTTAAAATAAAACCAAGTGTCGTGCCAACAATAGCGCCTACAATGATACCTTTCAAAAAGAAATGTCTATTCCGCTCATTAAAATATCTATCACAAAATGCCTTGATAAATTCCTTCATTTTTGTTCCTCCTTATAAATTTGCATAATCTGTTACGCCACGTGCAATAGCCTTTGCAATCGCATCTTGTTTATTCTCTAGCAAAATAACATCGTGATCGTTATCAATAAAACCTATTTCGATAAGAATAGCCGGCATATCGGTATTTCTCAGCACAGATAAATTCGGGCGTTCCTTCAACCCACGATCCGGAATATACGGATCAATGCTTTGTTCCGTATCGACCAACTGCTTATGAACACAGGCAGCCAGGCGTTCAGCTTCGCTGCCAAAGTTAAACATCAATGTTTCAATGCCCCTCGCATAACCATCAAACGCATTGCAGTGCAAACTGACAAATACATCCGCACCCCAGCCGTTAGCAGTTTTACAAACATTCGGATATGACGGAGATTCGCCGTTTAGGTTGTCGCTCTGCAGACGCATTACCTCGCATCCGGCATTTTTCAGATAATACTCAACAAGTTTTCCTACGGCCAATGCTATGTCACATTCTTTTAAACCACTGTTAGGATTCACGGCGCCAGGATCGACACCTGGCATATGCCCTGGATTTATAAATACTTTCATTTTTTACGCTCCTTTCAAATTTTAACTGCAATTCTCATAGTTTCTTTTTAACAAAAGCGACTAATCCGCTCATAGCTTCCACGCCGGCATCATTTAAGTTTTCGATAATGCTGAGCAGCTCTGTTACAACGAGATATCCAATAACCGTCATAACTGCCCAAGCAGGTTTATCTAAAACTCTCATAACTACATCAACAACAGCTGCAGATAATGCACAAATTAAATAAACACCGATTTTCCCAAGGAAACGGTGTTTCATAACTTCACTTTTTATCTTTTTGGCAGCCCTAGCTTTTTTTATTCCTTTAATCGATTCTAGAATAGTCGGATTTTCAATACCACTATCTTTTAGATGCAGATACGATATTGCAACCCATTTTGTGAAACAATCAACAAACACTAAGAAAGCAAAGCTGTAAAACAATATAGCATGCTTATGCAAGATCATAGCCAACATTGCCGCAATCAAAGCTTTATACGACCACCCTTGTGTCAAAGTCTGTACGGCACCTATTGCCGCAAATTTAAAAGATTCCCAGTTCATTTTTGCCTCCTGTATAATGCTCCTTAAAGGAGCGTGATATTTTGAATACTAAAAAAAGAAAACGCATGAAATTACCTAACGGCTTTGGTAGTGTGGTATTAAGAACTGACGGTAACCGCCGCCGCCCATGGTCTGTAAAAGTCACAATTAACGGCCGTCAAAAATCAATCGGTGACACTGCTACAGAAATTGAAGGTTTGGCCTTACTCGCCGAATACCATAAAAACCCATCTTTATTCGCACCGACGCTGATCACCTTTTCCGAAGTCTTTGAGTTGATGCGGGCAGAACGATTTCCCAAGTTAGCCAAAACTACGCAGGTCAATTATTTATCTGCTTACAAGCATTGCAATCGGCTTTACAACAAGAAGTTTGCTGAACTTAAAATTGGTGACTTACAAGCTGTAATTCGTGATACAAGAGAATCTGGCGCATTATACGCAATGCAGAAAAAAGTCCGACAGATCCTACATCACTGCTACACCTACGCAGTTAAGTATGAGATCATCTCACCTACAGCAGATATCAGTCAATACATCGACATTGATCAGCATAAAGTGAAATACCCTAAAACGCCTTTTAATACTCGGCAAATCAATCGAGTAAAAAACCTCGGCGATAAATGGGCTATGACCGTATTAATGATGATATACGCTGGTGTCCGCACCTCCGAACTGCTATCTATCCTCAAAAACGATGTGAAGCTACGACAGCGATATTTTATCGTCCGAGAGAGCAAAACAGCGGCTGGACGCAACCGTGCTGTACCTATATCCAAAAAGACGCTGCCATTCTTCGAATTCTGGATGCAACAGCCCGGCAAACACCTCATCACCAACGACGACGGCAGCCTGCTCACCTACCATCAGTACCGGGCGCGGTTTGACGCCGTAATGGTAGCCAGCAAATGCAAACACACGCCGCATGAATGCCGCCACACCTGCGCTACCATGTTAGACAATGCCGGTGCCAACGAAACTGCAATCAAACGTATTCTCGGCCATGCCAGTCAAGGAGTTACTAAGAGGGTTTATACCCATAAATCCCTCCATGAGCTAAAAAAGGCTATAGACCTCATTTGACAGCCTTGAGTGGTATTAACCCGGCACGAATTTACGCAACAAAAAAACCTGTATCCCTTGATTTCTCAACTCTACAGGCGGTTTGAATTCGGTATGATATTTTTTCATCAATTTTTATTATAAAAGTGCAGTATCTATGCGCTTTTTCATCCTTTCACTATTATTTTTCTAAAATTATAGCATCTAAAGCTTCTTTGCTGTCGGCAGCATCAACCAAAGCTTGTTTCTCCCAGCCAGCCTGCTTACAGGCCCCTCTATGTAATCCCAAATCTACATTCCATTGAATGAGTTGTTTAACAGTTAGGTAGTGAATTGTTTTTTCGGTTCCACCATCAGGATAACCTCTCATAGGATAACCATTTGGATAATATTCCGAAAATTTATCAAGAGCTGAATTGATTGTATTAAGATCACTAGAAACCGTAAGCTGCGTATCCTTATCGCTATCGTATCTCACCATCTCTCCACTACATTCAGATGTAAAACCTCCTGTAATTTTACTTTCGGTCCAAGCATCAACTTCCAATAACTTAGAAGCTTTTAATTCATCAAGCCCTGGCTCATATGGCGGTATTTCTTTATATTCTCCTGTCTCTGGATCTCTATAATAACCATTTAATAGCATTGCAAATTCAGATTTTGTAACTAAGAACCCGTTTTCTTTTACATCTTCTGGTACATCACCATCTTCACGGTATCCGGGAGATACGCGTTTTCCATCTTTATCAAGTACAATGTAATATTTAAATTCTTTTTCCATTTTTATCATCCTTTCTTTTTTTACAGTGGGGATATTCAACTGGTGGCTCAGGCGCTTGGGCTTTAAAATTCAATGGTGTTTATACGGCAGTAGTTGTTGGCGCCCCTGGCTTTCCGGCAAGAGAGTTTTGTGGTTTTACTTTCGATTACACCCTTACTGGATGGAGTTTTACGGCGGGATATAATAGCCCCATTTCATACATCAGGCCCACCACTACTGCAATTTCACTTGGCTATTGAACAGTGGGGATATTCAAATTCAACAGGAGTTACTTTCCCTATCGCTTTTAGAGAGTGTTATGCCGTTGTAAGTAATGCTCACAGCAACACCACTGGAAATACCGACCATTATCATCTCTTAAGTTGGACAGCAACAGGAGCCGCTTTTGGTTATTGGAATATGAGTTTCTACGGCACACTTTATATCGCCCTTGGGGTCGAGTAAACAGTGGGGAATAATCTCAAACAATAAAGCCATTTTCCCACTGGTATTCAATCTTTTTGTTAGTTCAGCATTGTTGCTTAATCGTGGTCCAGGAACAGGTACTTGGTATGGCGATAGCTCCAATACAACATTGACTGGAATATCTTGTGTAACTCCAGACTACGTTTTAAATGGGACTTACATTGCAATAGGAGCATAACAACAGTGGGGAA